GCTAAATTCAATTTCAATGTTTCTATTTTATTTTCAACAATTGATACTTTTTCGCCAGTGCCTGTCTCAATATTGACTTGTTGACTTATATGGTTTTTTGCGAGATATCCAAAGACGCCCAAGCTGGTTATGCTGGATAACATTATTAATGTACAAGTTAAAAACACCCGCATTAATATAGGAATGTGATTCCACATTCTATACAGCCAACTGGCTGTTATAAGTTTTGAAATCTCTAAAACAACAGCCATACAAATAATAGGTATTAATGCGCCGGGGAAAATTGCAGTCATACCGGTCACCCCAAAGAAACCGGAAACACTTGCTATTAATAGCGCAGCAATCAAAGCTAGATAATTGATCATGAATAACCTTTAAGTAACCTATATTTATTAATAAGTCAATTAAAGATCAAGGGTACGGGTAATAGGGTCTAACATATTGTTCTCCATTTAAAAGTGATAAAGGGGTTCCCGAAGGAACCCCTTTATCATCAGGCATCGCCATTAATAATGGCTGAGATTATTCGCGGCGTATCAGCCGAAAATGCTACCATTTCGAACATACTGGTTTTGTTAGGATCAACATCAGTACATTGTGTTGCGGTAGTAGCGCAGTTCACAAATTTAACTTCGTGACCAAGACGCTGTTCAAGATGGGAATGTACCTGAGTCACGTGCCCATTTCTATTCCAACCATAATCAGCCCATGTTTCATTATCCGTATAAGACACGATTGCATCAACGTCTAACTTCTTATCCAATGCATATTGCACAGGAAGAGCAGTATTAGTTCCACCACCGCGACCAAACGCCCTAAGCATTTCATCCAAGGACGAGCGGCGACCAACAGGAAGGTCCTTATAAGCGGTGGAATAACAAATCGGAACCGCATTCGGCTCGGTACGGACAGTGATATACATCATAGCCGCCGCGACCTTAGCCGGAGTCATATTCGTCCCAATAACGTTACCACCCTGCATAGAGCCAGAGTCGTCACCCGCAACAATGATACGCTTACCCGTAACCGGAACATTACCGAATGAAAGCTCGAAAGCATCATTAAGTCCGTCCAAAACCTTACGGCTCGGAGTCCACGTCAAGCTACCCTTGTCGCCCTTACCTTGTGCATACTGGTTGTATGCAAGCAAGAACTGCATCGGATGCGCCTTAGAGCGTTCCACCAATTCCTTATTGGTAAGCATAGCCACCAACTTGGCTTCGGTAGAAGACAGCGTAGAAATAAGACCAATATTGGTCATCTTTCCAAGATTACGCAATGCCGCAATGATAGGCATATCGTCAACAAGTGCTTCCCATACTTTCTTTTCATTCAAAAGATGGGTCGGAACCGCCTCGCGAGTCAATCGGAAATCAGTGATTAACGATACCGCACGATCAACAGTTTTCTTATCATTACCGGTCAAATGCAGCAACTCTTCCGCCGCCGCAATTTGCGCCAATGCCGCGCCCTCAATATTTTCCGGCAAAGTTCCCTTCACCATATAATGGAAAATAGCGTTGCGGGTTGCGTCAGCCGTCTTAGGATGACTCAAACGCAATAAGTCGCGGTGCGACCAACCATCACGGTTCTTATACTTCCAAGAATGCATCGCAAGGCGATCAATCGGGGACTCGGTATACCAATCCGCAACGGCGCGAGTCGCAGCACGACCCCAACCACGCATGGAGTTAATATAGTTGACGAACATATACAAATTATACGGAGTGCGGATAACCTCGCTGGCAACCGACAAGGCGCGCGAACGCACGATATCGGAAGGCACGGAGCCATTTTCCTTGTAGGAAGCAGCCGCCGCCAACACGAATAAGGGAGCATTCTGTTTAAATGCAAGATTATTCTTAAGCACCCGCTGCGCTTCATTGATCACGCCGATAGGATCGGACTTAAGCAACTGGTCAAGAACCTTGACGTTTTCACGCACAAGTTCATTCTTTGCCTGATAATAAGTATTGCCCTCGACACCCAACACGAGGAAGCGGCGCAAGCGCTGCATTTCCGTGGTAGTGAAAGAATACCCACCGGCATGGTTAGCCGTCATCTCTGCCTCGCGCCCCGGAATCGGAGCCGCCTGTGAAGTCGCAGTCGTTGCGCGAACGCGCGCCTTGCCAGAAATATTTGCATAATTCGTCATCTTATTTCTCCCTGTTTTTAATTGTTAATAGAACATATACTATTCTGGTGTATTGTCAAGCATCTTTGCTGTAAAAGTTGCATGTTGCAACAATAACATTATTCCCGTTTCGGCAGCAGTGGCATGTTCTTTATTAATATCAGCTATATAAAATTCAAAAAACCCATACCGGCTTATTAACAAATTTGCTAAAAATTCCGCTCGGTTTTTCCAGAAGCCGCTGGTCTTACTGATATCTCCAAATTCAGCAATTATGTTTGCATTATTGATAAAAAGATTTGGCATATCGGCTAAGGACAATAAATCCAAATCTAGAAACAACCCTACGTAAGTGCCTCTATAAGCGGGATGATAGTGAATATGGTCGCCGGAATTAAGAATCATGACGCGCACCATCTCGATCATATATTCTAAAATTTTAACTGCGTCTTCGTTTATTTCTATAAAGCTGTTGCCAAAGTTTATAATTATTTCTTCCACCGTATCGGCGCTGTATGTCTCATTATGATGATATAATTCATCAACGTAATACACAATATCATGAAACCAGATAGCCAGCCTGACCGCCGTATCTTCAAGAGGCGTGGTGTCAACTGACTTCTTATATTTTTTATAATTTTTCCACATATAGAAAATATGATTAATGTCATGATATTTTCTGTGCGGAGATTTCAATTCCTTTTTCAATACCCGCGCGGCGATCAACAATGCTTTAAAATGGCTCATAAAAAATCCTCCAAGGCATTATACACCTTGGAGGATTTTAAGTCTAGACTTTATTTTTGATAAAGTTTAACGCATGGCATAATGCCGCCTATGTCTATGCGCGGAGGCATAGTGCTGATGACGCCTATGGGCGGAAGCATAATGGCGATGAGTGACAGCACCCAAACCAAAATTATGGCAATACGCCGCACGTGCAGGGTTTTGACCCACGACATCAACGCAAGCGCGCAGATGCTTCAAACCAGCAGTCAAACCCATACCACAGGAGCGCAGCGCCGCCGTGGCTCTACCATTGCCATACCCAAGCGCCCTAGCGGAGCTAGGTAGGATTTGGAGCGGTCCCGACGCGCCAGAACTACGGTTATACGCGTGGCAGTTAAATCCACTTTCACGTCCCGCCACTTTTTCAATCACCGGGCGGCTAATGCCCATGCTAGCGGCTGATGCAATTATAATTGCCTTGTCGTCGGCGCGGGCTTCGCACGAAACCCCTGCAAAAAGACAAGCCAATATAGTCATGATATACTTCATATTTTTACCTTTCAAAATTAACAACGTTGTGGACACCATTGACCAACCGTTGTTAGATGATAGTATTTGAATATTTCAGGAGAAGGCAAACTACCTCATTACTCCACGACACTGAATGTTATTACAAACATAATCTTAGTGTCTGATTCATAATACTATCACAGACTAAAAACACTGTAAATTATACCAGTGTTTTAATGCGAAATAGGCGACAAGTAATTATCGCCTATTTTCATCGTCTATGAGTATATAGGGAAAAATGTGAGTTAGCAAGACAAATTTTTAATATTTGTTATAAATCAGTCATCTTCTGGCGGCGTTTCATCGTCCGAATAAGGGTTGACACACAACCAATAAGCGATCTTAAGAACGCCAAAAATCATAAAAAATGATTCCATCACTCTAACAATTAAAAGATTATGTATCGTGCCATATATCATATATGACATGCTATCGGATAGGACTAACACAATGAAAATAATACTGATGATAAGGTTTAGATACCAAGATAGTGTTGGGCGTCTACTCATTGTTTAAATCCTATGTTTTCATTTTTGTTGTAGTAAACGCGTTTACCATTTATTAATCTTCCATCGGCTATTTAGATGTAAACCATTTCTGATTTATCCTCTCGCGTACCAACCACACGCGGGATTTGTATCATGTCACGCGGAGCGATAACCGCCGACCATTCCGGTGCATTTTCAGGTAAATGCTGCATCAATGCCCGTTTATACATCCGATCAACGAGGAATTTAGCCGCAGAATACTCCATGCAAAACCGTAGGCACCTACTTTCTACATTCGCCCACACATAGTATCTTAAATCATTAACCTGTAGACCTTGACATTGTGTCACTACACGCTTGGTATCATATGATACTACATGATAAAACATAATTAACCCCTATTGTCCCTATAGGCGGAAACATCTATAACATTAGAAGAATTCTGCCGCTCACCATTAGTGGCGACTTCTTCGTACAGCATGACACATGTATTCCATTCCGGCGCGGTTTCTGGTAAATTATAATGCTCGGCATACTTCAACATGCTTCTGACTAAATTACGAGCAGCATTATAATTAAACGGATACGCGAGGGAAGTACCCGCATCAGCCCAAATATAACGGGAAGGCGACCCTTCCCGCGTGTCAGCAGCTTTAATTACTCTTTTTGCCGATTCAGATACGATTTGATATTGCATTATTTTTATCCTTATTCATATTAAAAATGGTGGGGGTTCCGGGCACCCCCACCACAAGCCCTATTGTGATGGATTGGATTCGGGGTAAGTCTGAATCCGCTATTTCACCATCAAGCGACTTAGACATTATGGAAGTCTAACACGAACCTTCTCTATGCTAACGGGTATAGAGATGCACTCGGAACATCTTAATGGAAAGTTCAGTCCTATCTTCGGGAAACAACAAATGGTTGGCGGTAATATGATTTCTTTTCCCTGCCGCCAAGAATTAGAAATCACCACGTGTCTATTGGTCCGTCGATGTTTGGAGTATGCCGGAAGCTCGGCTCATAGTCAATTATTAGTTTTGATATTAAAAATAAAAACCCGGTGTTCTAGGCACACCGGGTAAAGCCTTAGGAATTCAAGTTTCTTGAGGCAAAACCCCTGCAATCCCATGCAATAAAAACCGGATGGACACTGCCCAATCCCCACGGGGATTTTGTTGTAGGACAAAATCTTAACCCCCATGATATAAGACACCATAGAATCTCCGCGTTAATTGAGGTAAACACGACTACCTATCCTTAGTATAGACTAAGGATCTTTATAATCAACCATTAAATGTTTCGGGGTATGATGTAATCAGGTAACGCCCAAAAACTTTGTGGTCCCACGCTCACAGCAACAACCACACCCCATTCTTTATTATCTTCTGGCAAGCCGTTATGTCGCGCTTTTTCGAGAATATGCCTCGAAATGTCAACCGCTTCTTTATATGAAAACTGTTTAAAATTATTCCCTTTGGTTTTTACCCATTCCCAAGTATAACCGTTACTATATCTTTTACTATCAGTGATCCCAAAATTCCCTCCATCACAAATTATGTTATATAACATATTATCTTTTCACTTTCCTAATATGGTTGTTGCTCGTATCCAAATAATGTTGCGCTCTATATTTGAGTGGAAGCGGGGTTTCAGGTTCTGGTGCCCTCGATTCATAAGCATAATTCATCAACGGATGCATATATGTATCAGTTGGTATTAAACCATTGGTGAACATGTTAGTTGCGGTTGCCGTGGTGGCGGTTTGCGCGGTTTGCGCGGTTTGCGCGGTTCTTCTATAACCATACCTTCTATCCCCATCATAATGGAACCAAGGATCATCATATATAACATTAGCATCTCTGATAATTGCCCAATCAATGCCGCCACGATGACCGGGGGCATTATACCCCGGCAAATCCGCTGCCCTGAGGAACGCACCATTTATAAATCCGGGTTCATTCATATCAAGCCGCACGGATTCAGCCGGAACAATCGAACAATTAAGTTCTGGTGAATTTTTAGAATAATCATTAGCTACTGCTTTTTGTTGCATTATTCGAACAAGTTTGGTTGCGTCTGTATAAGACAATCTACAACGGGTCCCTGTTGTCTCGCTAATAAGCTCCCATACATAATAATCATGTCCATCATAATAAGTAATAACCTTATTTTTATCCACGCAAATTACATTATAGTACATTTGTTGCTCCCGCTGTCACATATGTAGTAGTAGCTATTTGTGTTGTTTGTATTGGTTGTATATATCTATAGCTGTGCCAAGCCACACCATCCCAATGCATATTAGTTGCTGTTGCCGTTTGTGGTGTTGGCGTCCAAGCCATACCATCAATTGGTAATGGTTCCCTAAGCATGGTTTCTTCTCTCAGAGCCGGTGCCGGTCGATCAAAATAAATATGGTCCCCACTTGGTTGATCTGGGCGCGAATCATTTCCATCAAACCCGATATACATAGACAAATCCCATTCAGGGGCATCATCGGGTAAATTGTTTTCTATCGCATATTTTCTTATACGAGTTATCAACTTAAGGGCATTATCATAGCGTATTTCGGCGTGGTATCCACACTCATGACCCCATCTGTAACACTCACGAGAATAGGCTATGATACATAATTTTTTTTCTAAAGAGATGATGTTGTAATACATACTAAAAAACATAGCACGTAAATAGGTTCAGGTAAAGTAGGTTGTTGATTTTTAAAATTTTAAATTTCAATAATTTTATAAATAACAACGAACCCCCCAAGGAACCAAAATGAACGTCTTATTTATTCTGAAATACCGCGATAACAGCTATGACTGTGACGCGGCGACCTACGGATACTCGCTATTATCAAGCGGGTTGATGAACTCCGCAAAGTTCGTATGTGATAATCTCGTAAAAGAGAAGATCGATGCCACCGTTGCTAATGCCGTAGACAACAATGATATCGACCATCTGGTCACGGAAGCAAAACCCGATGTTGTTATTATAGAAGCATATTGGGTAGTGCCAGAAAAGTTTGAAATTCTTGTTAAATTACACCCAACCGTTAAGTGGGTAATTCGCAATCATTCCGCGATGCCTTTCGCTGCGGGTGAGGGACAAATCATGGATTGGTCCTTACGTTACATGGATTACGATAACGTTTACGTGTCATGTAACGATCTTCGCCCTAATAATGAACTGCGCGAATTGGTGGCAATTTATAAACCAACTTGGACAGCCGAGGATGTTGCCGAGCGCGTGATATATCTCCCTAATTATTATCCAGTTCATGCACATAAGACCACTAAGGTATTCAACGATAAGAAAGAAACCTTAGACATTGCTTGCTTCGGTGCGATCCGTCCTTTAAAGAATCAATTAATTCAGGCAATCGCGGCTATCAAGTTAGCAGATGAGTGGGGTAAAACATTAAATTTCCATATCAATGCTACTCGCATTGAAGGCGGTGGTAATTCCATATTACAGAATTTGCGTAAATTATTCGCTAAATTGCCGCATAAACTAGTTGAGCATAGTTGGTTGCCACATGATGAATTTAAGATACTGGTTGCATCCATGGATTTAAGCTTACAGGTGTCTTATAGTGAAACATTCAATATTGTTACTGCTGATGCTGTTTATGAAGGCGTCCCTGTTGTTACCTCTGGTGATATCAAGTGGGTGCATGAAGTATACACTGCCGATCCCAACAGTTCAGATAATATCGTTTATGTGATGAAAAGAGCACTTGCGATGTCAAAATTACCTGAGTGGCACGCAAATGGCGCACATCACGAGTTGAATATTAAGAACTTAAAAGTTTATAACGAAAAAAGCACAGAAATATGGAAAGATTCCTTACTAAGCATTACTACTGGTTTTGACCAAGAGTAAGACGCTAAACAAAAAGCCCGGTTTTTACCGGGCTTTTTTATTCTCATTCAATAAAGCTAATAATTTTTTATCAGTTATTTTTGCTATAGTCTCTTTTATCCGGTCAGTAATAACAGCAGCTTTAATACCAATTTCCATACCAACAATCGCAACTTCTTCCTGTAATTTATTACGAGCTATGAGTTGTTCTTCTGTAAAATGGCGTAAATCTCTTGGATATTGGACCTCGGACAGCGTGACCTTTTTACCAATTTTAATATTCATTAATCACCTTTTGCAGAGCCTATCGGTTTCGATCCGATTTTTCATTCCTGAGAAAAATGTGTCCTCCCAATTAGACGAAGGCTCCGTGAGCGGGGGAAGTAGGTGTCGATCCCAAGAGACATCACTGCCCCCGAACAGGTTTCAAGTCTGCCTCTACAGCCGTGTAGATTCATCCCCCATTTAAAGGGGCGCGCTGCGCCCCTTTATTATTTCATTGAGGACCCACCCAGATTCGAACTGGGATTGTTGCTTTAGAAGAGCAAGACTTTATCCCTTAAGCTATGGGTCCAAAAACGAAGATTGATCGAGGTCCAATCTTCCAAAACCTTGTTGGTGCTAATACCCTCCGGGTATATCGGTCCACACTTTATATTTAGTCTATTTAGAGCTTATAGTCAAGAAGAGTTTTTAATATTATATAACTTTTGATATTTTTAAATGTTTTGCAAGGAACCATTTTCCTCCTTGATTAACAGGTCTTTCGAAAAGTTCTACACCCCTTAATAAAACCTCACACCACACTCTATTTTTTTCAGACAAATGTGGAGCAATAGGTAATAGTAAGGAGTGCCAACCCGGTCGGAATGCATACCCTTTAGTGGGATGAGCTTCGCTTTCATACCACTCCCCAATAACTAATTTCTGTTTCTTATTAATAAACAGCGGACCAAATGTCCCGTCCAAACGCTGCCGAAACAATTTATAACCGATGGTTATTTCATCAGTCATTTTTCTTAATCCACATCAATCCAGTAGTAGGACACACCGGTTCATAACCCTCTTTAATCAATTCTTCCCTAGATTTACTGCCTTCATATATTGCACCAATTGCGGAGTAAACTTCCGGTCCCATTGGTTGAACAGAACAAATTTCTTCGGCTATGCTTTTTGCCGTTAGTTTGCCAAGCATCTCATTTTTCAAACTTTCTAAAGATATTGTTTTATATAGCTTTTCCATCTTCTAACCTTTCTGTTAATTCTTTATAAGCAGCATCCCCAAATTCAGTATCCCCTGCCGACCACCGGTACGCGATATATTTGGTATTTTCCGACAGAGAATTGAAAATATCAAGTAATTCATCTTCAGTTTTTGATACATCAGTAATATCTAAAACTACATCATGAAGTCTATCTAAATCAGTATCAACAACAATTGTTACCTTATAAACCCCATCTTCCCTATACATTCTAGGCATTATTTCTTCCCCGCTATTTTCATAACTTCTTCATAAGAATTTGCTTCATCCTTATCTTCTCTAATTCCTAGAAAAATAGGAAGAAACAAAGATAATTTATCAGTCTTTTCATTACTGATAATATCATTGAATTTAATAGATACAATCTTACCAATCACCGCATCAGTGAGTGTTTCCCGGTGAATATCATTCAGTCCAGAACCAACCCCAAACCTGATTTTCCCATCGGAACTTTCACAAATCAGATTACCTAATTTCGTTTCATTTTTCCCCTCACCGAATTCCCACCCGACGATGACAAATTCAGCTTCATATTCACCTTTGACTTTCACCCAATGTTTAGACCGTTTGCTTTCCCACGGACCATCCATTGTTTTAAGAATAAGCCCTTCCTCGCCTTCTGCCAATTTTCGAGCGAAGCTTGCACGAGCAGCCTCGGCATTATGAATTACCCAACAATCAATAAGATCAACGAAGTCAGGAAACCCTGCATATTCCATGGCATTGAGCATTTGATAGCGTTCTTGACAGGTAAGCTCGTCATAATACCCTTTCCAAAAAGCTTCAACAGGGACGACATCCCAAACTGAATAGCGGATAAGGTCTTGTTCTTTCTTAGAAATAGTCCCTTTAATAGCTTTGTTTATAATGCCACTAGAACGCTTCCGGTCCATACCAACTACAGTTAATTCGCCGTCAAAAACATAACCATCACTGATTTGTTTCATTGCATCGGTTGTCTGTTCGCCAACATCAATGAACTTGCCGTTGCGAGAGAAAAATGAATATGACTTATCGACGCCGGGGACCGCGAAGGCGCGCACTCCATCTTTTTTAAGTTGACCCATGACAGGATATGTTAAATCATCTAAGGACTCTACGGGCTGCGCCAACATACAAGGAAAATCAGTAACTAATCCCGGAAATACCTTGTTGGTGGTGCCAGCAGAAAACCCGGCGCGCAAATCTCTTTCAATAATACGGGCAAAAAGTTTTGCATTTTTATGACTTAATCCATTATAACACAACATCACTTCATGTAACGCGGCATGACCAGTAATTACTCGGTTATTTAAATCATCTAATAATTGAAATATATCTTCTAAGGCGATAAATGTTTCTGTGTTCAGTTGTTTGTCATCATCAACCGCCGGAAATTTACGAATATAATAATTTTTGCTAGATTCATAAGTATAATAAAGAACTCGTTTCAGTAGTTCGTTATCCTTATGTGCTTCCAAAATTGCTTGTTTTTCATTACGGGAAGCAGTCGCAGCAATAGACTCGATAATATCAAAGATTTCCATTTTTAAGTCGCTCTCTTATCTTAGTCAATCTACTAGTAAATTCGGTAGTTGTCAATATCGTTTCTGAAGCATTGCTACGCCCCATACTATGCCGTAAAACCGCATTATTTGTCGCCAGCAATGCGCGGCGGAATCCATCGTTCTGCGCTAGGGCTTCGTAAGCACGGTCTAGAAGCTCCTGATAAGCGTCTCCGTGGCGATCATACTCAACGCCCTGCCACCATAGCTTCTGCACCCTCTGCCAGTGCTTAGTGCGCGCCCTACCCCTTAGTTTAGCTACATATCCAGAGAGCTTGCACACTTCGACCTGAATATGTGGTTTATCAAATTTCAAAGATTGCAACCAACCCTCAGCGGAAGCGCACTCAACGCCATCTAACACGAAAGGGTGAGACGCAAAATTACTCAATGCACATGAGGGATAAGTATTTCCAGATTTAATATCCATTAGATAAATCATCAAAGTACTGATGAAAATATACCAGACCTTTTTCTGCTCTATCATCAAGTGTTTCATGATTAACAGCAAACTCAACTGCATAAATCATTTCACTAAGGAAATAGTGCCATAACACTTCACCCCGGTTCTGTTCCGATGTTGTAATGATTTCTGGATAGCTTCCAATAACAGACATTAAAGATTCTGGATATCCCGTAGAAAGCTCTTTATATCTTTTCAGTCTAGGAAGAACAAATTTATAAATTGTCCCCCGCAAATCCCATGCCTCGGTATCATCGAACCCGCGCCGCTTGCGTTGGTCATGGTACCGTGGTAGTCTTACATCATCAGGAGATAATGTTAATACCTGTCCAAAATAATTCTTTTTATCTATATCTTCACACGATTGGCGTTTTGTCACGAATCTCACTCACACATTTATAATAGGTTACTAATCTATCAAAAATCCTGCCACTTAAATTATCAGGGAAACTAGGATGATCAATAATCCCTTCTGCGTTAGGAAGTGGATTAAGAATAACATTACTATTTTTCTTAGACCATAGTCCATAGGCATTTCGTATCCACCTACATAATTCAACATTCATAAAATGATAATCAAGACCCTCTCCTTTAGAGCCGTTGACCATCAACTCAATGGTTTCTTGATCTAATTTATTATTTCCAACTATATCATTGAATATTTCATATTCAGTCATGAAGAAACCATTACGGTTTTTAATAAACTTTTCCATATCAAAGCTCCATTGCAACGACGAGGCTGGAACCATTAATGCTATAACAAGTAAACGTCCCGTCTTCATCAACGGTGCCTTCAAGACACACTTCATATGCGGGAAAGAAGTCTACATCCGCAGAAAGACCAAGCCTTTTCTTAGCATCATAACAATCTTCCTTATTAGAATAAAGATATAATTTATACGGCTTTGGAAAAGCGCTTTTAAGCTGTTTTTTTTGCTTTTGTTTTTTAGCTAATTGTTTGGTCAGCCATGCAATTTGTGCATCAATTAATTCTTGGGGCGATGCGCCACCGGGTGAAGTAAAATTAAAATCTTCTAATGTTACGCTATCATCACTCATAAAAAGGCTCCATGAAATTGTTAATGTTTAATTTTAGAGGACTGGGTGGGATTCGAACCCACGGTGTTTGTATATCGGGTTAAAAGTCCGAGCCGTTCGACCTACTACGGTAACCAGTCCATAAGTGTATAATATGCTATACACTTTTTATTGTCAATTATTATTTTTTATATCTTCATAATTCTCAGTAAAACCAACCATTAATCCCTCAATATCTGGATACTGTGTATTGGTAAGGTGTGTCACTAATCTATCCCTGAAATCAAACCAAGATTTACCGATTTCGCGCCGCCCCATAAAACCATGAGACAGCAGAACGAGACTCATTGTGATATTAATATCAGAAGGATTGGTTTTATCTAATACTTCAGCATATAATTTTGTATGTAATGGCGCAAGTCCCTCGTAATTGGGGAAATGTAATGGTATATCAAGAATCCGCATAAGCGTGACTGTTTCATGTAAGTTCATTTATTCGCCCCGGTATTCGCCCGGTTGCACTTCGTGAATAAGCAAATCTCTACCATCCCAAACATTAAAAGTTTGTTCGGTGTTTGCCACAACTGTAAAAGTACATCCGTCCGGTTCGCCAGATTTAGTACTAATCGGGGTTACATCAACATCCCATCCATGATTTGCTTTTATAATTACTATGGTCGTCACAGTACGACCCCTCCGTGTAAGCCCAAGCCGACAGTAACAAGATTCGTTCCGGCTAAAATCTTTTCTGCCAAATCAGCCTTTTCCCGATAAGTCATCTTCGGAAGATATCCCTCAAGCTTTTCAACCAAAACAGTTAAGCAATCATTATAATGCTTTTGATCAGGTCTTGCGCCACAATGGGGGCAGTAGGTATATTCAGTCTCGTTTTCCATATTCCACCTTTTCACGTCTCATATTATTAATTATAAAATAGGTGGTCAGTTTTATTAAACGGTTGTACACCCGCAAACCTCCCTAATTCCTTAGTTACTACCCATTAATCAAGATAGCACCACCTATTATTCTTTAGGGGTTAGAGCCAGCGCCAGCGAGTGGCGATTTCTTGAGATTCATTCAGTGACTTTGTCAGTCTTTGTAATTTCTCATCCGGGACTTTTTGGTCCTGCGCATCTTTAATAATCGCATCCTTAACAGAAGGACAGTCTTTCAATAGCTTGGCAAATAACCACAAAACGCCAGCAACACCACCAATACCCAACCCAAATAAAAACGCTATCATGTCTAATCTCCTTAAGCATGAAGTTAGTATATCTACCATTGAAAGTCAAGAGCCAGCGGCTTTTTCAAGCATCCTGTTCAATTATGGCAAGATGTTTACGAATCCAACGCATCAACATAATGCCCTTTTCCTCTTTATTGAAAGTGGCATCACCAACGTCTTCAATTGGCACAGGAAAACAAAAAGAATTTTCCGTCACATACCATAAATTACCAGCACGGTAATATAAAAAAGTGACATTACCTTTTATACAATCCTTTACATTCATAACCATGTTCGTTTCTTAGTGATTCCGGTGGAACTCGAATCCACAGTCTTTTCCTTCGGAGGGAAATGCATTAATCCTGTTATGCTACGGAACCGATTTAAACATTAATATTACGTATAATATAAATGTTTGTCCTGACTGATGGATTCGGACCATCCCTAAAAAATCCACAATTTTTCGTGCGAAACCACTACACTAAGTCAGGATATTATTCCATTAGTCAAACTTCTCCCATGGAACAAAGATATAAGCCAATATTGCAAGTATGCCTAAAACGCATATAAGTATATTAGGATTAAAAGCCTCGAATAAGAGTATTAAAAGCCAACCCACCGCGCTGAATGCACTAACACCTAAAGCCACAGCCAAAGCAAACAACGTAAGCCCAACAAAAACATCAATAAAATTATCAACTCTTTCGAGTACGTTCTGCCCATAGTTACTATTCTTTGCAGTTCGCCACTGTTTTTCAAAATACATCATCAGAACACCGTTTCTCCAACTTTTCTAATATAAGGTCCAAGCTTTTCTTTCAGGCAATGCTGACATATGTCGCAATTATATCGCGACATGTCCTCAAACACGCTACCGTATCCACCAACAAAATCAATATGATGAAACTCTTGCATTTCTACAAAATCGTCGGCATCATATTCTTTTTGACAAACATCGCACACAACCGAAGAAACAACTTCGTGTGTTGTCCGTTTTTTAATGAAATTTTTCATAACACCCTCCAAACTTTTTTTAGAGGATACATCTAAGGTTAGATCGTGTCAAGGAAATAATTTTGCTCCCCCGGCAGGAATTGCACCTACATTAAACTAATATAATCCCATAATGATCAAAATTATAGGGGTTACAGGGGAATGGCGCTCATGACAGGACTCGAACCTGCATCTTCCTATCCAATTAACTTAATCTCCGTTCGTAGCGGAGCGGTATACATGAGCATATCTGGCAACCTCTTGGGTATCCCGCCTTGCGCGTGGACCTAATCGGTGGGGGATGCTATCTCAGCCAGTAATCATCCGTTGGTGGTCCTGCATGGAATCAAACCATGGTTTAACGGGTATCGACCGCTCGCCTTATCATTAGACGACAGGACCATAAAGTCGATAGGAAGGGTTCGGACCTTCATCACTCCCGCAAGTGGAGCGTACTAGAGTTGTACTACTATCGAAAGGTTATATTAAGAAGATGTTACAGTTGCGCCATTGGCGGGCACAGCAGGAGCCGTTGGGGCTACGGTAACATTAACTTGTGATGAGAGGTCTTGAGTTACTAGGGCAACCTTCGCTTCCTCGATACAAGTAGAAACGGCTCTTGGGGTAATGGCTGCAAGTAGTGCAGATTGATTTGAAGCGGCTGATGAAGGAACTACAATATCCAGTGTAGTGGTCAATGTAATTTCAGCGACGCACCGCACGGTAGTAAATGTGTCGTTAAGGTAGACTTGTGTAATTGCCATGATTTAAAACTCCTATATTCTATTTAATAGCAAACGATTAAAAGTCAACTATCAGAATTCTCATAATGATAAATAATGATGGTAAGAAAATTGTTAGCGCAACTTTCAACCCCAGCACAGGAAACTGTGGCTGTCCCATCTAAAATTTATTTATCACAGGAAATTCATATGTCATCAGATTATAACGGTTCCGCTCGCCATTTAGAAAATATGGCTAGAGCAACACAAATTGCATTAACAACCAAACTACCCTGTAGCCATTGTAATACCCTTAAAATGAAATCTACTATTGTTAAACATGAAATCGCATGTTTTGATAATCCTATAAATTACAAGGAATGCTTAGAATGTAATAAACAGGTTCGCAATCGGGACAATAGATTTTGTTCTAGTGTATGTGCGGCGAAATATAATAATTCTAGAAGAGTACATTCCGAAGAAACTAAGAGAAAAATATCTGTCGCAGCTAGTAAACCGCGCCCTTATCAAAAAGGAAAACATCCGGGTGGCGCGCGTGTAACATGTAAAGTATTTATCCGTCAATGCTCTGAATGTACCACATGGTTTACTACCAGTTATAAACATAAAGAACGTAAAACGTGTTCTGATAAATGTCTCGAAGAACTTAAAGCATTCAAAAGTACCCCATTTAGATGCTTATCCATTCCGTTCAACCATGAAGGTAGAACAGTTTATCTCCAATCTACTTGGGAAAAGCGGACTGCTGAATTTTTAGATCATAATAATATACAATGGGAGCGACCAGCACCAATCTATTGGACAGATGATGAAGGTAAAAAGCGTAGATATCATCCAGATTTTTACTTAAATGAATATGAAGTATATCTTGATCCAAAGAATGTGTATGTACAGATTGCTGACAAGAGAAAGATTGAAATAGTATCGGAGCAAATTAATCTTATCGTAGGGACAATAGATGAAATTTTATCATACCTTAATAATATGGTAGAAATAATGAAATCTTAGTCAGGGCGGCAGGATTTGAACCTGCGATGCGTTTAAAAGCTCCTGATCCCAAATCAGGCGAGGACGACCAGACTCCCCCACGCCCTGACTAAGATTTCATTATTCTATTTACTTCTATCGAGATAAAAGTCAATAACAAACTAAAAATTAATTTGGTGGGACCCCGCATAATCGAAATGCGACTACGGTTTTTCAGACCGTCGAACAGGCACCAGCCATTCCCGAGTCCCAAATTAAACATTAACAATTTCAAACAGCAACATATATTAGTGGGCTATGAGAATTTCGAAATCTCAATCTTCGGTTTAAGAGACCGCTGCGTTAACCTTTGCGCCAATAGCCCATATATGTTATAAAGTTTGAGAGATTTACCCACAATCTTTAAGCGATTCCAGCAGGACTCGGACCTGCAACCTTGTGCTTAGGACGCACTTGCTCTATCCTTTGAGCTATGGAACCAGTGTAGTTGTGGGATTTTATTGGAATATCAAAACAAATCTCACAGGATCGAATAAGTCGTCCTATGAGTACATCACGGGACGCTGCTTAGCCGATATGGCTAATAAATCGTTTAGGTCGTGGATGGTTAAACATTGTTTCGTTCTTTCCTTGTGATATGTATTTAGCAAAATGAATCGGTTTCGTCAAGAGGTTTTTAAAATTATTTCCAAACCCTAATTTTTTCTATCCACTTGGCGCTGCTATCCCAAGGAATATCGACATATTTGAATTTATAAAATTCAGAAAACCATTTTTTGAGTTTTTTGCTGTACCGCAGAAATCCTACGTAGTGACCAAATTTGATATAACCACCAATCGAGTGTCTATCATTAAACGGATATAAATTTATACCATTTTTGACTTCTTCACCTTCTTTTCTAAAACGTATCATTTATTCTTCCTCCTTAAAATTATTTTTTATTCTCCGGTTTTTCAGGCGTGTCCGTTTTATATAAGTCCCATAAATTATCAGATAGGACTTTTTCAAATTCCTCACCTAATGGTTCTTGGCGTTTTGCCAAATTTTTTATCTCATTCGTTATAATACAATCGAGAGTAATATATTCAATGGGTTTTACTGGTTTAATATAACAATTAAAATAAGTTCTCGGAACACACAATTCCCAAGAAACGATTGGAATAATAGTCGGATTTTTACCAACATAATACTCGTTACCGATTTCCTCAATAACGTCTTCTAGTGTGCTACTACCATCAAAAAACCATTCCTTGTCCCGGTATACCTTACCATCCTCATCAACACAATCAAACCATACACACCAATCTCCTTTATATTTATAAGGATAAATTTTGGCATGGTCCGGTAGGACATCATGGTATTTTAAGTTGATTTCATCGTTTTCATAAGCCAACATGATCGCAAGCCGTTGCGCCATATTAGGATATAAAGTCTCCCATGTTTCTTCGACTAATTCAACTTTTGAATCGTATATACCGGGAAGATTATTAAGAGATTTAGTATATTCTTTTATCACTTCTTCACGATCAAAATCAAATAAATGTTTATCAAGACTGTCACCAATATCGGCTTTAATGGTGTTAATCAGGTTATTAACCTTATCATCAGTAAATTTACATTCCATAAATCACCACACATTTAACGATATCAGAGTTGAAAAATAAGCCGCCCTTTTGACTACCAGCTATCACAACGCATACTGCCATTATAAACAATAATATTAAAGCATATATATAATTTTTCATTACCATACGATCCTTCTCACCCGTGTATCACTGCCTAAAGTAGTTTTATTAGATGGCGCATAAATCAACACATTATCAAAAACGATTCCGGGAACATCAATATCAACATGGGTGTTAAAAAACGCAAGAACCACCTCGTTCTCAGGAATGCATTCTGACACATAAAATTTAAATGCCTCACTCATAAACTCACACTTAGAACGCATCATATTCAAGTTTCTATTTTGATCGATATAAACTTCTGTCCATCGTCCTAAATCTTTACCGCTATTATTATAATCAACAAATTCCTTTAAAGTTTTTGGATTTATTAATATAATATTTGCCTTAGCGCGTAGAGAATGGGTAGCTACCTTATTTGCTGCTTTATTCAAAGTCAAAGCGAAGTCATCTGGATTTAATGGTTTATCGACAATATCTGTATCAACCAATATTAAAAAATGATCTTCTGCTTCCGCAATTGAATTAAATTCTATAAATTCACAGTCCCCGGTGAGAACAGCATCAACCCGCGTCCTGCCGTCGAGCTTAGTGGTTACATACAACCCTTTTGGTAATTCATTTGTTTTTAAAAATGGTGATAATATCATAGTAACTCCGTTTTAATAGTGTCTTTAAATTCATCAAAACTTTTAGTATAAAATAATTGCGCGCGGGGGTTTGTAACAGAGGCAACCCATAACCGGCTATGTTGACTATCTACTGCTGTCTGAGTATCCAAATCGAAGACGCGGGGATACTCAGGATCGCGCCCCACGATCAGCTTTCGTATGAAGCCTCTCTCAGCCCAAGCCAACGCTTTGCCATATTCAAATAAAGTGATAGGACAGACACTTTCTTTAGGAAACCAAAATAACAGAATTGTAGAGAGGTCTAATGCCTTATATTCCCACTCAATCTGTTGGGCTGCTTCATCACCATCTTTTGCAAGATCGCCTACGCGCCGGGGATTGAAAATCGTGTGGTTCGTAGGTATCAATAAATCGGCAATTTCATCCTGCCAGCGCGGGCAATTAGAAATACCGCCACCTATGAAAACGCCAGTTGATATATTGTTTGGAAAAGGTGCCGGTGATTGTATGTACATTTTGTTATCCTTGGTTTTAAGATACACCAAGGATAACATGTTGTCAACATCTAATTTTAGTTTGTGCCCGAAATACTGTTGATTATGGTTGGACTGCGCCAACAACAGAATTAATAGTCGTATTAGCTAACAGAGCATCATAAGGAACAAATGGTAATCCGGTAGATAGATTTCCTCTTACTGGTAATGTTACACACCCATTTAAAGGTTTAAAATTACCACTGTGCGCAATTGTCATGTTTAATGTTGGTGGTAGTGTAAATGATACACCATAATTAAGTGCTACGTTACCAGACAACATATTATTTATAGTTATACTAGTAGGGCTAACAGACGTTATGACTGTTGTTACTGGAATAGAACTAGATGGAGATAACACCATTCCGACAAATAATCCGGCTGTATTACTAAAATATAACGTATTTGTGCCAGAATTAGAAGCCGCTGATGTAGATATAGTTTTAAATGTAGATGAGCCAGTTCCATATAATGGCAAACCAATATGTTGATTATTGTCAGCAAAGACACAATCCATAAATCGTTTACTTGTACTAACTGTACTATAATTATAATACCCGCCCATCAAACAATCTAGGAAAGTTACAGCCTCGGCAGATGCCGCCGCTAATGCGCCAGTAGATGATAATCTAGTATATAGGTATCCAGCAGTAATTCCGCTTCCAATTGTATATGTTAATAATGAAGAATTTTGATATACTAAATGTTGTGCGCTTTGGTCGATCTGAGCTTGCGCCCCGCATAATACCATATTTTGTAAACCAATATCTTTAATTGATTTAGATTGAATCCAAGATGGTGCTAGGATATTTCCGCTACTAACACTAGTAACGGCAGTAATTGTTCCATTAATAGTGGCAGTAGTTACCGTGCCAGTTATAGAAGCGGACAAAATTATTGAACCAGTAGCAGTAAATCCAGATATAGTTGTTCCTGACGGAATATTGGACCCCGTAACGGTTGAACCGATAGATGCGGTAAGACCTACAGTACTAAACATAGATATGTCTGTGCTGAATGGATTACTTAACTGATATTGTGATGGACTAATAGCGCGTGTTACAGGATGACCTTCTTGATTAACACTTCCGCCATTAGCAACGATAAAATCGCCCGGCATAATACATATAGGTTGAAGTGCGGTATCAGTTGCTATAGCCGCACTAGCATCGCCTAATACTGTGGTAACAGAACTAGTTTGTGAAACTACTTGAAAACTCTGTCCTGATAATGCCCCACTAGTAAATTGAACCACACAAGAACTAGGCATAATACAACCTACGCGGGCATATAATGTACGTAGTGTAGAAGGTGGACTACTCCAAGGTATTGTAGTTAGATTTGTTCCCACGTTATGTACACAAGTCGCACCAACCGTTAATGTAGGAGCGGAAATTGTGGCTACTCTTCCAGATGTAGTTACGTTGCCAATTCCAGTTACTTGACTTCTTTGTGCTAATAATATCTGATGCCCAATTGTATTGAGAATACAGCCCTGATAAAAAAAATTTTCATCATTTACCGAGAAATCAGTTGGATCATCAGCATATTGCATAAGATCAGGATGCTCTGGAACAGTTATAGTACAACTATCTCCTACTGAAATATTGCTTACATCACCATAAACGATACATGTACAACCAGTAAATGCGGTTGTCACCGTTCCAGTAACATTTTGTGATAATATAATTGTTGTAGCAGTAGTTCCGGTTACATACGTTCCTGTCGGTATATTAGTACCAGTAATTGATGCGCCCACCGTTGCTGCAAATATTACGCCTGATGCACAGGTTAATACATTTCCTGACGATGCACTAATGGCAATTCCATTGGTACTACCATAAGAAGTTAACATTTGACCAAATGTTGCGGAAGTTACTGATGATGTTATGGGCTGAGATAACGTAACTGATAAAGTTTGAGTGTCAGTAGCTACTACATAAGTTCCGGCAGGAATACCAGTTCCTGAAACTGGCATACCGGGATAGATGCCACTTAATGATGACATTACTAAACGTGTTCCAGAAGATGATGTTACCGTTATGTTTGATTTTGTTGAATAAGCTGCGGTATAATTAGTAGCAGTCCCATTGGTGTTATTTCCACCAATGATAATACCATCATAAGAAGGACCAATAACGCCGCCAGACACGTATGTATCTAATGGATCATAATAAGGAATATCATTATAACCGCCCTCAATAGTCCCAAAATCCATATTATTAGAGTCAATAACATTGACAATGAAATTTCCATTCATTAAACTATAATTATTTTTACCTAATGCAGGAAGAAGAGATGCTTTAGAGCCAACAACGGTACTTACCCAATATTCTTGACCAGAATAAAAATTAGATGTTGAACCAACAGTTGCTCTAACTGTTCCACTAGGAGCTTGAACAATATTGCTAATCGCTGCTGTACTATTACCAGACAGCATATTTAAATTAAACTGTGTGACACCGGAAGAAGGAGCGCCTATTGAAATAATACTATAACCAAAAATAATTTTAGTTCCAGCGGGAACGAAACCAATACAACCATTTGTTAGAGTGACTGTAGTTGCCGTAACACCAGCAATAGTTCCAAATGATGTTGCTGCCATGTTAGTGCCTTTTGCGACCATACCAATAGAAAGTCCAGTGGTACTATTAACACTAAATGTTTGTGATCCGATTGGAGCACCGGCAGTAGTTAGAACAGAAACAGTTAAATCTAATTTATTAGTAATAGTAGTTGATGATGTAGTTGCTAGGAGAACATTCTGACATAATCTTGGTCCTATTAGTTTATTATTAAACTGCCTAAGACCGCTAAAATTATTTAATTGGGTTCCACCAAGTAAGAATTGGTAATCCCAACAAATAGATACATGAGCATTTCTTAATAGAGTGGCAGAAGGACCACCAATAGTTAGATACACCCCTTCTTCAATAGATAAAAAGCAATAGGAATAGGAATAGTTTAACATAGCACCGTCAGACTCATTGATAGTGGCGTTCACAAGTGCTGGACCCATAATACCATAAGGATTAACAAATCCTCCATTTTTAACTCTAAGAATTCCGGGCATAGATGTAACTACAACTACCGTTCCTGCCGGTGCATTAGCAATTGGTGGGCAGGATAACGTTATAGAAGTCGTAGTAAAACTAACAACATACGTCCAAGGTGAAAAACATGCACCAGTTACTACACTTCCTTTAGCAATAGAACCAACAGTCATTCCAGAAGTTGAACATTGAATTGTAGTGCCTGTTACACCAGCAATAACAGCAGATGTTAATGTAGTATATTGTGGATATAACTGACCACTGCTAAGTGTTGTATTAATATTATTGTATAATACACCAGTAGTAGGATTAGCAAATGCGTCAAATACTATCCCTGTAAACGAAACTTTATGAACTGGCAGGATCAGGTATCCTGTACCATTTAATGATATTACATCGCCGTTTGATGTACTGCCACCTGAAAGGGTAATGCTATTATTCGTAAACGAAACGATGGTCGCACCAGCGCCGACAGTATTAGCACCAGAAACATTAGTAACATACATTCCTACATAAAGTCCTAGCCCAACAGTAGATGATGGGGAAGTTAATGGAACTACTTTACCACCAGCCGATGACCCAACTGTTACCGTCATAGTATTAAGATCAGGAATTTGCCTTGTTATAATTGCTCCACCAGTAACCGTCACAGTTGCACCAGAAGAAATTGCAGATGTAATATTATTAGATAATATTAATAAAGTTGTTGTCATATCTTTAACAACTGTTCCAACTGGAATACCAACACCAGTTACAAGTGCGCCGACCAAAATTCCAGTCGTTGCCGCAAAACTTAAAGTATTATCACCAGATGCAGCATTACTAGCAACTGTAAAGGGAGCACTCGCCATATATGGCAGCACGTCAATCATTAAATTGTTGACATTACTAT